CAGGGGTGCTGACTGCGGTGTTCTGTTCGGAGATATATACGCCGTGTTTGATAGGCATGTTTTAACTCCTTCCTTATTTGGAAAGCTCTCTGACGAGCTCCATATACTGCGCATGAAGCGCGTTTCCGGGTGTTTTCACCTTAACGCGTGCCTCCGGAAGATAATCTCCGTCAATGATCAGGTTCTCGATACGCGGATATTTCACAATCCCGTCCCAGATTTCACGCTTGGCGTCCTGAACGCTTCCTTCAAAAATCTTACCGTAGTTCACGATTCCGCGAATCGACGGGCCGAGGTAGACGCAAAATCCCTCTTTCGGCTTGCTCTTCGCGGTGTTTCTTATTCTCGCAGCCACTTGTTTACCTCCCTTTCGACTGTCGGCATTTTCCATGTGGAAACTGTCTCTCCGAGAAAATACGGAGCGGTGTCCTCTGCCGGATAGAACAGGCTTTCCATCGCCGTTCTCAGATCCAGCTCATACCGTTTGTTCAGCACTCTGGTACGCAGAACCTGCTCCCTCCATCGTTCCATAAGCTCCAGCAGATAAAGAGCGCCTTCCTGCTCATTATCGCAGTAGACGCAGAACACCGACCGGAGCTGCAGCGTGGACTGCGTTCTTTCTCCGGCCGGCTGTTTATCTGCGGATGTGATGATCGAATGGATGATATAAGGCGCTTTCTTCGTCGCGGATGTCGAATCGGGAAGCCGCATCTTGTAAACATCGGCAGCACGATATGACTGTGCTTCGTTTTCACTCTGCACCCTTACCGGAAGGATCAGCTCTTTGATGGCTTCTTCCGTGAAGCCCTTGATCGTATCAAGAAAATCATTTTTTACCATCGTCAGCCTCCCCAACCGTTAAGAACTCTGGATATTTCGTGTTCAATGCGCTTGTCGAATGTCTCCGCAATCGTTTCATCCATCTGCTCAACAACGCTTTCGTTCTGCATCATGTGTCCGGTTGACGGGCCGTATTTCTGTTCGACCGGGAATCTGGATGTCCCAAGCCGTTCAAAAACCGCCGTCTGTCCGAATACCGATGCTACAAAAGCGTGCTGCAGCGTAGCGCCTCCGCCGTTGCGCTTGACCTGCGTTTGCACGCGACCGTCTTTCCCGTATTTCGTGTTGAATGTCAGCAGAGGCAGAACATGACCGGCAAAGGAAATGCTCATCTGCGCAACGCCTCCGGCATCGCCGGAAATCCGGCTTTTCATGGAAACATTCTGCATAAAGGTTCCTTTGCTGATCGTATATTCCGCCGCCGCAAACTGTCCAGCCCGTGTTTTCGCGGTATCACCGGCTCGCTTTAACGCTGAAAAAGTCGCTTTCCAAGCCCCGCCCGGAATACCGGCCAGCAGTTTGTTTACGCGCACGAGATTGGCGTTACCGACAGACTCAACTTTCACGACGCTCATTCGTCAATCGCCTCCAGTTCGAGCCTGAGCATCCCCATATCCGTCACGGAAGCGGCAATATAGAAATCCCGGAAAAATCCGCCATCAGATACCCGTATCTTCGCGCCCTTTTCCGGGATTTTCCCGCCGAGATCAGACTGCGCAAGGTGCATCGTGTAGGACACGATATACAATCCCTGCCCGTGATCGCTTTGCAGCGTCCGGCGATCCTTCTCCCGCAATCCGCTCAAAACGACCGGAATGTTGGAATAGGCAACGCCGTCATAGGTCACGGTTCTGTTTTCGGCGAATTCCGTATTGTTGAGGAATACTTTCTTGATGTCAGCCGCCACAGCGTCTTTGAAGCTCATAACACAGGTTCCTCGGCGTCAAGCTCCGGGGGAGCTTCGCCATCATCGCACGCTTCGTCCTCTGCTTCTTCGGGTGATTCCTCAATGCAGTCCTCCAACGGCGCATTGCAGATCGCAGCAATCAGCTGCGCTTTCGTGCGCAGCTTCGTGCAGTCAATCTCCATGTCCTCCGCCAGTTTCCTGAGCATTGCGTTGGTCAACTCTTTGAGCTGTTCGGGATCGAGACAGGGCGCACAAGCGACCTTTGCGCCGTTTTCTTCCTCACCCATAGTCTCGCACTCCCGCATATCGGGAAGGCTCTCCACGGGCGTTGCAACGGGCGTATCGCATACATACTCCGCATTGCCGGAACGCACAAGGCGTGCTTCGATTTCAGGTGTTGCATCAAACGGAGGATCGGACGGGGTAACGATGCGCGAGCCGATTCTTGTCGCGCCAGAAATCATGTGAATCATATCGTGCTCCTTTCCGCATTAGCTCATGCGTCCAGGTCGAGAACCTTCTTCGCGACAGTCCAGGGATTGGCGCGTTTCGGGACGAACAGAGGACGGGAAGTGAGCTGAGTTTCCTTTGCGGGAGGACGAATGGTGAAGATGTGCTGGGGAACGCGCATACCTGCATAGGTATGGAAGTTTCCGTCAGTTTCCATCTGGGTAACGGCACCATACAGTCCCTTGCCGCAGTCGGGCGCGGTGACGATAACGGTGCCGTCAGGCAGGAACGGAGTGTCGTTTCCTGCATCGTTCTCATAGGAGCCAGTGTTGCAGAGAATCGGCATCATGCGGCCCTTGAAATTGAAGGTGCCGAGCTGATAGCAGTCATCGCCGAGCTCGGTAGGATTGAGCATACCGAATTCAGCACGCTTGTTATCCAGCATGGCAAGAATCCATCCGTCGGTCATCAGGAAGTCTGCGACATCCTGTGCAACGAGGATTTCCCTTGCGGGACGGCCCTTGCTGGTGAGCATCTTGATCATTGTGCAGATGTCGTCGTACCAGTTGCCGGGCGTCCAAGTTCCGCTGGCATAGGTGGAGTGCGCCCAGTCGTTGGCGGGCGTGAAAGCTGCGGGGTTGCTCACGCCGTCGTAGAACTTCACCTCGATATCCTCGTAGATGTCGGCATCATCGGAGATATGGCGCATGGTAGTGCCATTATCCAGAATGGTCTGCACGGCGAGGAACTCTTCAGTTCTGGAAATGCGGAGGGAAAGCTCGGCAAGGTCGTTGATCAGGAACTGCTGCGCACGGTCTGCGGGAGTAGCCTGAGACAGCAGACTTTCACCGAAGCCTCTGTTCTGCAGCTGATCGAGAGTCAGAGGCATACTGATGGCGATATTGGCCGGTTCCAGTTCGTAGGTCTTGAAGCCGGTGCGAGTGCCGGGGATGGAACCGATGCGCGGCAGCACGAAGGGTGCCTTCTTGCGCTTGCTGTCATCCTTGTAGTCTGCCAGCACGCGAGAAGTGCCGAAAATGTCCATCGCGTTGTCGGTAGGGAAGTAGCGATGGCGGAAGAAGGTGTGCTCGATGGGAAGCTCACGGACAGCCGCGAGCATGAAATAGGTGCTGTAAATATCCATGATCTGTTCCTCCTTACATGACATCGGTGAAGATGATGTCGTACTTGCGCAGCACATCTTCATCGTTGCCGGTGATGGTGTAGCCCTGTGCGGCCTTGACCGCAGAACGGTTGAAGTTGCCGCAGCGATATGCAACGCCGACGGCGTCTGCATCGTCGGTCAGAAGCACTTCATCTGCGAGAATTGCGCAGGGAGTGGATGCGGGGACGGTGTAGGATGCAATGACATTGTTCGTGCCGGCTGCGGGTGCAGCGGACAGGGTAACAACGCCGGTGTAGGGGTTGTAGTCGGTGACGGTTGCCGCGGTGTCTCCTACCTTGACGCCGTCCACCTTTTCAGGCTTGTCGGTAATCGTGAAGGTGGTGGCGGTACCGTCGCCGTTGAACTTCTGGGTCTTTGCCTCGGAGGAACCGTTATACACCACCATCTTGCCGGATGCGTTTCTGCCGAGCAGAGTACCGCGCTTCACGGTGATATCAGCAGCGCCGGAGGCGAGCTGTGCGAGCTTAACGCCGAAGGTTTCGGCTGCGGGGGAAAGCTTGGCAATCAGATTGTCCTGATCGCAGCTTCCGACATTGCGGAGAAGGCTCTTGTTCATATTACTTGGCTCCTTTCTTCATGTACGCCGCAACGGCGGCCTTGGCCTGCGCCTCGACCGTCTTGGGGTCGTCGTCGTCGGTTTCCTCTTCCTGTGCGCCGGGCGCAGAGGTCACACCGTTTGCGTCGGAATCTTCGTTGTCCTTTTCGAGATCAGCGAGGAATTTCCGACCC